AACGCCAGCCGCCGCATTAGCTCCGGTCGTCGTCAACCCGCCCAAATTCTGGTACTGCTGCTGAATCAAACCAGACAAGACGTTAGGCCTAAACTGAGCCAACGCGGCCTGAGTGTTTCCGCCGCGAAGCCCGCCCGTTGCCGAAGCGTTTTGCAACATGGCGTTTTCGCCCTGCTGGACAATCGACGTAAATTGCGGACTCATTTCGATCTGTTTGATCGCCGCCGCTTGAGCGTCTGGACCAGCCAAACCGATTAGAGCCTGTTGTGCCGATAGCGCACCCTCGCCCGCCTGCGCGTATGGCCCAAGCAATTTTTGCGTTAGATCAAACTGGCGGCGCTGTTCGTCAATCCCAGCCTGTGCGGACGCGGCCTGCGTCGAAGCGGCTGACTTAGCTGCGGACGCAGCCTTAGAGCCTGAATAAATTGTGGCTCCGGCCATTGCTAGTCCGGCAATCAAGGGAAACATTATTCACATCTCTCACGGGGAGGCTATGAACCGCCGGTCGCTCTACAATCTCGGCCCCGCTAGTATACGCGAACCACAATAATTATCAAGACACCTCGCGGCCCGATGCCATAACAGTCAGCGCCGAAGCAGTTCCGGCCAGCGTTTGGATAAATCCGTTTGTGTCCAAAGTCTGCCCGACCAGTTCGGGGCAAGTATACGTTTCATTTGGCGCAACGGATCTCGTTTTTACAATTAAATTTCCGTTAGCCGCCGTGCCGCCCGCCGCGATTAGGTTCACACTGAAAACAGCATTAGCCGCGCTTGTGTTTGTCACCGTGAATTTGTCAATGATCGCCTTGCAATTCGTCGCCGTGTATTGCGTCGTCTGCGCGGCTTCCATCTGCTTTGCGGGGATTAGATTTTTAATTGTTACGGTCATGGTGCTTTCCTAAGCCGTGACGGCTTTAATTACCGCGAAATTTATGACTGGCGCGTCCGTTGCAACGCCGCCGGTAGTTTGGAACGTGATGCTAAAACTACCCGCCGCCGTCGCTGTGACGAACATTAGATAGACATTTGTAGCGGTTTTAACGGAAACGTGGACCACATCTGTTGCGGCCACCGTTGAATTCGTCACCGTAAACGTTGCCGCCGTTGCAGATCCAGCCGTTGAAAACATTGTGATCGCGCCGTTGATCGTATTCAGCGTGACGCCCGTCGTGCGACTTGTGAGCTGCGTTACAGCGCCGCCCGATCCAACCCCATAGCCCAGACCCGCCGACGTGGTGACGACCAGCAAATCCGTTTTAATCGAATTGTTGTTTTGGATAGCCGGTGCCAATGCCGATAACGCGATTTCGTTTGCCTGGCGTTCAAGCGTGTCTAACGCCTGCTGGGCTTTCGTATCTGCCAGCCCCGCAGCAATGGAAATCTCTTGGGCCTCGGTGACGTCAATGGCGTCAACGGTATTTATCAGCGTTTCAAATTGCTTGATCGTCTCGTGATCCGGCAGGAACGCGGCAAGCTGATTTCGCGTGAGCTTCAGCGCCGCCATCAGTTCGCCAACGGCTCGATTGCCGCCTCTAGCCGCAAGAACGATAGATGTGCCTGTGAATCGCCCCTGAAGCGTTGTATGCGCCAGTTCCGCATTGCGCCTTGACGGAACCACCGCAGACGCTTTGCGCGGTTCCCCGGCCCTCCTACGCGGATATAATTGTCTTGGCTGTAGGTCTGACCGTCGAGCGAATAGGACGTGGCGATCTGGGGATTTAGCCCGAACGCAACCCGGCCCGTGAGGCTGACCAGTTCCAAATCATAGATAATCGCGCCGCGCCCGTCGTTATACAGGATCAGCGTTCCAAATTCCCACCGTGCGCTATTCCCGTATTGGGATGAAATCGTATCGGAAAGATAGCCATGACTAACTGACGCCGTGTCGCCCACCAGCCACTTGTCATAGCACCAAACCAGATTACGCGCCCGATACTCAGAGAAACCCGATAGGCCAGACGTGAGCGTAAACCAGACGGGTTGACCTAGCGCAGCCGATGCCGCCGCGTCATAAACGATGGTTCGATCTGGTAAGTGAATCCAGAGGTGTTGGTGGCCCTCGTCAACCTTAGTTTCCAGTTTGACGGCGGATAATTGCGCCTCGGTGTAGGTTTTTAGAAGCTGCTCAATCTCGCGTGTCGCGATCTTAACCGTGCCTGAGTTCGCGCCCAAAAACACAGAAACCGTTTCGTTGCGGCCCGATCCGAGAAACGCCACCGCGTCAAGGTAAACCGTACAGGCGAACGTGCCCACGGTGCCTTTCATGATCTGAGCACCCTCGATCCGTGCGAACGGAAAAAAATCGCCGCCGACGTTATTAAACACCTCAATGGTGTTTCGGTTTAGCGCGTAGACTTCGTTTCTGACTTTCAGCAACGCGACGACAGGATCAGGATCGGCTTCGGATGATCCGTATTTCAGCGGGTTGACTTGCGTCGGATCGTTTAGTTCGGTAACGATCAGCGACTCGCCGTCCGTGGTCATGAAATAACCATCGACCCAGACGAAATCTATCACTGTTCCCAAATCGGGATCAGTCACCTTGGTGAGCGTTGCGCCGTTCCAATAGTACAGCGACCCGCTAGAAGCCACCGCAAGCCGGTCGAACGAATAGTCGAACGTAACCAGCCCGGACCCGCCAACGTCGCCCAGCGTCGTTACGTTGCCATCGCTGAATATTTTTACCAGCTTGGTCCCCATAACGCGGTAACACTCGCCGCGCCAGTTAATCCCGCCTCGGTCAACACTTGGCCCCGATCCGAACGTAACGATACCGTCAGCCGGTCGCAAATATCCCGCCGAGATACCCGATACCGTGGGGACCGGGATCAGGTTGACGGGATATGATGTGCGAATGTCCGGGCCGTTGTCGGTGTAAATCCCGTTTAGGATCGGAATTTGCGTCACGGTTAGATACCGCCTTCGCCCGTCTGGATATACAGCGTGGTACCAGCCGCCGAGATATGGGCTAGCGTGTCGTCGCCGTCGCCCTTGGAAACAACGATCTCGCTACCGGCACGAACCGGCATATCCGCCGTGGTCGCCGTCTGAGCGCCAGCGCCGATCCGTACGAAACAGACGTTTGCGCCGTTGTTTACCAAACGAACCGACTTGGCCTGCGAATCCAGCGCGACAGACGCGGACGATGCGGCAGGGGTTGCCGTAAGATTTGCGCCCCGGCGAGGCTGAAAGGCTGCTTTGATGGTCATAGCGTTTCCTAAGCTACCCGATACCAAGCCTGCGTGTCGGCACGATATCGCATGGTGAAGAATGAATTGGCGGTAAGCGTGGTCGGTGCGCCGATTACAGACGCGCCGTTTCCGGCAACATTCAAAGCCGTGACAGCTTGCGAGCAATTGACTTGCACGATCTGCCCGCCCTCGACGTCATCATAAAACGGCAGCGTGATCGTGCCGGTGGCGTAAACCGCGACAGGGGTCAGAATGAGCCATGTTCCCGCGACCGTGACGCTGATATTAAACGCCGTCGCAGCCGGTGACGCGGTTTGCGTGATCAGACCATCGTTTACCGAAACGCCGCCCGTCAGATAGGTTTTCAGCGTCGCCGCCGAAGCCTTGCGAGCATCGCCGTCAGTGCTCGACCAGATCGGAAGCAGATCCGATGCGGTGACTGTATCGACAGAGGTCAGTTGATTGATCGTAGGCATGGCGTGACCTTACGGTAAAATGGGGTTTTCGTCTAGCGGTGCCGGTTCTGGGGCGATAAATTCGTTTAACGCCGCGTCGTAAATCATCCCAATCCCAGCATACCGGCCTCGGAAATTGTCGTTATAGCTCGTCTGGACCCAGCGAGCGTGGGATAGCCCGCGCAGGGTGTCGAAGTCTTCAAGCCACTTGATGCCAAGTTGCTCGTTCTCTGGCGTTTCGAGAATGCCGTTATCGACAACCAAAACCTCAGTGACAACATTGGCTGCGTTTAACCGTGCAAAATGCGCCATGATTACGCCCTCGCTCGAACGCGGATGATTACTACGCCGGAAGCGCCGAAATTATTTGATGTGTCTCCGCCGCCGCTTCCCCCGCCGCCCGTGTTTACGGTTGTGGGATTGGATGCACTGCCGCCTCCGCCAACAGCGGTTCCATTACTAGCGGAACCAATACCCGCGCCTCCGCCGCCCCTAATTACGGATACGCCAGTAATGTTAGAAATTAAGCCAAGGCCCCCATTGCCGCCATTTTCCAAAGCTATAACACTGCCGCCAACGCCACCCTTACCGCCGCCGCCGCCGCCACCCCAAACGGATGTACCTACGTTATAACTATCCCCGCCTGCGTTTCCCTGTCCCGAAGTTCCCGCAAACCCAGTATAAAAACCGGCTGACCCAGTTGGCGTGGCGCCCGAACCAGACCCCCCAGTAGAATTTTTGCCGCCTCCGCCAACAGCGGTTATTGCGTTAAAAATACTAGAATTTCCAGAAATGGTAGCCGCCCCACCGCCGCCAACCGTGATGGCGTAAGTCTGCGGGGTTACAGTTGCGCCATTTTCTAAATAACCACCCGCCCCACCACCGCCAGAGCCAGCCGTGCCGCCGCCGCCACCCCCACCCCCCGCAATCACCAAAGCCCTAACAGCCCCCGTAGACCCAGCCGTAAACGTGCCAGAGGCGTTAAACGTGTAGACGTCATACTTGCCGTCTGCGACGGCGGGGACTGAGGCGGAGGCGGTGATTGTAGTA